GAGCGACGAGGCGCAGGCGTTCGGTTCCTTCACTGACGGCGTCTCGCCGAAGGACAGCGAGCCCACGCTCAGCCACCCCGGCCAGAAGCCCCTCGATGACGCGGTGAAGGGTGCCGCCCAGGTGGACCTCGGGGACGGCGCACACCGCTGGTCCCGCCGGTCCTCGCTCATCGACATATCGCCGTTGACCGCTGTCACTCTCGCCGCCTGGGGCCACGCACAGCACGCGCACCTGATCGAAGAAGAAACCGAGCCCTGGGTGGCATGGACATGACAGGAGCCTCGTAATGGCCGGAACGCTGACGATGACATCGACCGCCGTGTCCGCGCTGGTGACGAAGTACGCCTTCGCGTGGACGTCTGACTCATCGGGGAACGTGTCGGGCACGTCGTTCAACATCGGACCGGGCACGATCCTGGCCGTTGACTTCGTCCCCTCTGGCGGCGGCACGGCCCCGTCGGCGGCCTACGACGTGACCTTCGTGGACTCCCACGGAATCAACCTGTTCGACGACGGGGCCGGCACGAGCGTTGGGGCGGACCTGTCGGCCACGGTGTCCTCTCGCCGCTGCCCGCTGATGGGCACGGCGGCGGTCGGGTTCTTCCGTGCCTGGCTGCCCGGCGACACCTGTTCGCTGGTGGTGGCTAACGGTGGCAACGCCAAGCAGGGCGCGGTCACCGTGTACGTCTCAACTCGGCCGCTGTAGCCCCGGTGACCACTGCGACCCTGCCCCGCATCTCCGGCCCGTCGGTGCGCGAGCGTGCCCGCGGGCTGCTGAGAGCGCTTCTGACGGCCCTTGCCCTCCTGCCCTACGTCGTGGGCGTGGTCGCCGGGGCCGTGGTGGCGGTGGCGGTGTGGGCGTGGGCTGCGGTGCTCGTGGGATGGCGTGATGGACGTAACTCGATTCCGAAGGAGCACCCCTGATGGGCCTTCTGGATCGCATGGCCGCCGTGCGCGCGCCACAGTCCGAACGCGACATCGCAACGATCGAGGAGTACGCGCAGGCCGTCCAGGCGAGCATGTACGGCCACAACGGCGGCGTCACCCAGACCCTCAACGGCGGCCCTGGCGAGAAGGCCCCCAATGACCTGACGTCCTATGCCGCCCAGGCCTACGCCAGCAACGGCCCCGTGTTCGCCCTGATGGGCGTCCGCATGCGGGCCTTCTCGGCGGTCCGCTACCAGTTCCAGAACATGCGCAGTGGACGGCCCGGTGATCTGTTCGGCAACCCGACGCTCAACCTCCTGGAGCGGCCCTGGCCGGGCGGCACTACACAGGACCTGCTGATCCGCATGATCCAGGACGCCGACCTCGCCGGTAACAGCTACTGGACGGCCCAGGATGGCGAGCTGATCCGGTTGCGTCCGGACTGGGTCGACATCGTGCTGGAGCCTCGCCGGTTCCGGGGCGGGATCCTGGGTTACCGGAAGATCGGCTACCTCTACAGCGAGGGCGGCTACGGCGTCGGCGATGCGGTGCCGCTGCTGCCCGACGAGGTGGCGCACTTCGCGCCGCAGCAGGACCCGCTGGCCACCTACCGGGGGATGTCGTGGATCACTCCGGTGATCCGCGAGCTGCTCAACGACAAGTTGATGGGCA